ATGTAAAAGCTGCACACCCAAAGGTAGAACCTGTGGATGCCGATAAGCAAGCAGCTATTGATACGCACGTAGCAACTTATACCTTCAACCAACAGCTTGCAGCTTACCGTACAGCCACAACCCGACTAGCACAGTACATCGTGTCAGTAGGTCGTGCAGAGGTAGTCGAAAGCCAGCCTACAGGTGAACAGGTGTGGGACGAAGACGCAGAGGAAATGGTCGATGTTATGCACGATGTTATAACCGTTACTGCTGTTGAAGCTGTTGAGGCTACAGTCACACGCACTGTGTACTCAGATGACATGGACGCAGAGCCTACCGAGGAAACCATTGAGAACCCTCTGATTACTGTTGATGTATCAGAGCGTGATACGGCACAGGCTGTAGTCGATGGTACACCAGAAGCTGTAGTAGCGGCTGCTGTCTAGCAATAACCGCAAAACCTGTGTATGGTAAGCCAAGCACCGCCTTAAAAGGAAAAGATAGATGGCAATTAGCGTTACAAAACCAACCGTAGGTGGAAGCGAGGACACATGGGGGGCAACAGTAAACACTGGCCTCGATACCATTGTTAATGCCTTAAATGGCACCTCTGGCACGGTTGCGCCAAACCTGAGCACGCTGACAGTTGGCGGCGTCAATGTTACGGCAACGGCGGCAGAGGTCAATACATTGGCCGGCGTTACGGCAACGGCGGCAGAGTTGAACTCATTGTCAGGATCGCTGGCAACAACAGCCGAACTCAACGTCTTGGCCGGTGTTACAGCTACGACAGCTCAGGTCAATTACGTTAATGGCGTAACCAGCGGCATTCAGGCTCAGCTCAATGCGATTACAGCCAACCCGACATTCACTGGAACAGTAAACGTCACGACAGTTGATTTTGGCGATTGGACAATTACCGAAAGTGGCGGCGTCTTGCGTTTTGCAACTGGCGGCGCGAATAAGATGAAACTGGACGCCTCTGGCAACCTTACTGTTGTTGGTGACGTTACTGCTTACGGAACTATCTAATGGCGATACAGGCATCAGGGGCGGTCTCCCTGTCAAACATCCAGACTGAATTTGGTGGCAGCAACCCAATCAGCATGTCTGAATATTATCGCAGCGGAACTTATATTCCATCTGGCGCGACAAGTGTACCCACGAGCGGTGCCATAGACATTAGCGACTTCTACGGAGCGTCAAACTCATACGCCTTTACCATTGCAGCTAACACACGAAACGCAGATGTTCGAGCGCTGGCTATTACGGATGGCTGGGACCAGAGTACCCCGCTTTCAGTTACGGTCAACTCAGGAGTTTGGTGCTACTCAGACACGACATCTACGGGTGGTCTTGTTCTTGCGGGCAGTTTTGCTGGTGGCGTAACCGTAGTAAACAACGGTAACATTATCGGAATGGGCGGCGGTGCTAGTCAAGCTGGCGGTTCTGCCATACAAATTACCACTAGCAACACTGTGTCTATTACCAATAACTCAGGTGCCTACATTGCGGGCGGCGGCGGCGGCGGCGGTGGGTCTTACACCTACACATCTGTGGGGTCATCCGGAACGCTTACTGGCTATACGGGCGGTGGCGGTGCGGGGCAGGGTGGTGCCTTTGGTGACACATCATCAAGGACAGGCGGCCATGCCTACGGCGGTATCTATACCGATAGCACTATTGGCCACAGTTGTAGTGGGCCGACCAATACTACTGACACACGAAGTGCAATTCTATCAAGGGGTTACGGCTACGGCGGTGGCGGTGGTAGTGGAGCATTCGCAGGTGGAACTTCCTTTGTTTACACTAGCGGCGCTTGCGCAGGGCGATTACAGGCATCTTATTGGCGGCAAGGCGGTGCGGCAGGTGGCCGTGCTTTGACGGGTGGCTCTACAGGTACGGCAAGCGGCAACGCTGGTGGCTTTTGGGGGCAGGCTGGTTCCGGCGGTGGCGGCGCGGGCGGCAAGGCCATCCTTGGCACCTCCACGCTGACCAACAACGGCACAATTTATGGAGCTACGTCTTAATGGCACTTATTCCACTAAAGGTTCCGGCAGGATTTTACCGCAACGGCACAGACCTAGACGCCACTGGACGCTGGCGTGATGGCAGCTTGGTCCGCTGGCGTGACGGCTCACTTCGCCCGATTGGCGGATGGCAGGACCGCAAGACTGGCTTCAGCGCAAACCCGACGCGCGGAATGCATTCGTGGGAAGCCAACGACGGCACGGCTTGGCTTGCAGGCGGCTCTCACACTGAGCTGAGCGTTATGACGGGATCAAACACAGTATACGACGTTGCCCCGTCCAACTTGGCCACGGGCCGCGCTGATGCTGAAGTTGAGACTGGATACGGGTACGGCTTTTACGGCACTGGATTTTACGGACAATCTCGTCCAGATTACGGGAACTACTCCGAGGCAACAACGTGGAGCCTAGACAATTATGGCGAGTATTTGATCGCCTGTAACGTCGAAGATGGCCGCATTCTTGAGTGGCAATTAAACACGGGAACAGACGCAGCCGTTGTGGCCAACGCGCCGACATCCAACTCCGGCATCATTGTTACAGAAGAACGCTTTGTGTGGGCGTTGGGGTCGGGGGGCAATCCTCGTAAAATTTCGTGGTGCGACAGAGAAAATAACACGCTCTGGACTCCAGCAGCAACAAACGAAGCTGGCGATATTGAGCTGCAAACCTCTGGTCAGATTATGCTGGCAATACGCACCAAGGGTCAGACACTTGTCATAACTGACGTAGATGCGCACACGGGGCGCTATCAGGGGCCGCCGTACGTTTACGGGTTCGAGCGTGTAGGCACGTCCTGCGGGGCTATTTCACGGCGCTGCGCGGCTGACGTGGACGCCGGTGTGTTCTGGATGGGCCAGCGTGGCTTCTACATGTTTGACGGCAACGCTGTGCAGGAGTTGCCATGCGAAGTGCATGATTTTGTATTTGGAGACATGAACAGGGCGCAGCAATCCAAAATTTGGGCGTTTAATAATGGCCAATTTGGAGAAATCTGGTGGTTCTATTGCTCTGGTAATAGCCTCGAAATCGACAGTTACGTTGCATTTGATTACAAAGAGCGCCACTGGCTTATCGGTAGTTTAAACCGAACGTCAGGCGTTCAGCGCGGCGTGTTCAAGCATCCATTTATGACCACTGAGGCGTCTGACCTTAAAGAGCATGAGGTTGGACTTAACGTAGACGGAGAAAGAATATTTGCTGAGACTGGCCCGATTTTACTGGGTACGGGCGATCAGATCATGAGCGTGAACAAGCTAATACCAGACGAGCAATCTCAGGGCGACGTTGATGTGTCCTTTAAGACACGTTTCCACCCGAATGACGTGGAGCGCACGCACGGTCCATATAATCCAGCCAACCCTACGTCGGTTAGGTTCTCTGGTCGTCAGGCGCGAATGCTTATCGAGGGTGATAGGCTGGCCGACTGGAAAGTCGGAACAATGCGCATTGATGCTAAACCAATGGGTAAGCGCTAATGCCCGCGCCTGTACTGCCGCCACTTGGCCCAGATTGGAAGCAATGGGGCAGGCAGCTTTCCAGCTACCTATCGCGACAGCTTCCTCGTTTATTTACGAAATCCTCTGATGATAATCCGTCTGAGAACGGCATTTTGCTGTGGGATGAGGTAGCTGGCTACCCAGTGGTAAGTCGCAGCAATGAGTTTGTTGAGGTTGTTGTAAAGGTGGGTGTGCCACCGACAAATGCGGGTTCGGCGGGTGACAAGTCTGGTTTAATTAGCTGGGACACAAACTATATCTACATTTGCAATGGCACATACGACGGCACGACTGCAATATGGTCACGTACGTCTCATCTTGGAGGTTCGTGGTGACAACTGATGACTGCAAGCGGGGGCTGTCAATTTGACAAGTAATGTTGTAAAGTTGCACTTAGAGCCGCGCGTTACGGTCTTGCCTGTCTTGCAGGATGACTACGACGAATTTTTGCCACAGGGTATGGCACTAATTGAACCGGCGGTGTCACGTCAGTCTGACAATGTCAGCTTGGATGACATCGAGGATGACATAAGAGGTGGCGGCGCAATCATGTGGGTCGTTTTCGTCGAGGACAAGTTGGTTGCTGCGCTTACTACGTGCGTCGTCCGACACCCTCAAAGAGACACCCTGAAGATTGAATTTATGGGCGGAAGCCGAATGGGTCAGTGGATGGATGATGCGATAAAAGTTTTATCAAAGATTGCACTGGATGCCGATCTTTGCGCGATAGAGGCCGATGGCCGAAAAGGTTTTGAGAAATACGTGGACAAATCACCATTTCGTGAAGTCTACACACACTATGTGATGGAGTTGGACTGATGGGTTCTAAAGAGACAACAAACGTAACTGAGCAATCAAGCTCGACACAGTCGATGCCTCAATTCCAAGAGGATTTCCTGCGCCAGCAGATATTGCCACGCGCAACGGAAATTGCTGAGCGAGAATTTACGCCATACGAAGGCGAGCGCATTGCAGGCATGACGCCTCTACAGCAGCGTGCCCTTGAGGGTTACGGCGGATTGCAGGCTGGCACAGAGCAATACGGACAGGCGGCTGATATTTATGGCGACCTTGGGCAAATGCAAGCTGGCCAATTATCTAGCACTGACCTTGGCGCATATATGTCTCCGTATCAGCAAAACGTGATAGACGCATCTCTGCGCACATTGGGTGGGGCGCAAGAGCAAGCAATGAATAAGCTCGGCGCGCAGGCATCCTCTGCTAACGCCTTTGGCGGGTCGCGGCATGGTATAGCAGAAGCCGAAACCAGAAAGGCTTACGGCCAGCAGGCGTCGGACCTTGTGACCAACCAAATGCAGGCCGGCTTCCAGAATGCGCAGGCTGCGGCACAGGCTGACATGGCTCGCCAGATGCAGGCGGCGGGCATTCGTGCAACAGGTGCTGGCGGTCTAGGCGCAACAGCGGGTCAAGGCTTGGAAGCGCAGAAGGCGGTTCTTGGCACCCAGATGCAGGCAGGCGAAACAGCACGATCTATGGATCAGGCACGCTTGGACCAGATGTTCAGCGAATTTGCACGCGAGCAAGACTTCCCACTGTCAGGATTGAACTCTCTGCTGAGCGCAGCGTCAGGCATCCCGACTGGGTACGGCACAACAATCGGTTCAGGCTCAAGCTCCGGCATGACGTCATCCGGCGGAATGGGCAATTACCTTAGTGCAGCCGGATCATTCGGCATGGGCATGGGGCCGCAGGGCTTTGGAATATTTAAGTAGGAGCGGAAGATGGCATACGCATTAACACAAGACGACATTGACCGCCTTGGCATACCGAACGCAAAGGCAGGTGATATTGCAAATCCTGCTGACAGGGCTTTACTGGGCTTGGAACCCGACGCTGAGGCGCTTAGCTTGCAGACACCAGTTTCCGCGACAGCAGCGGCACCGATGGCCAGCAATCAGCAGGCTCTGATGGGGCTTTTGGAAACGCCGATCCCGCAAGACCCGTTTGAGAACTTGTCACGCGGTCAGCGCACGATGATGGGATTTGCGGCATTAAAAGATGCCGGCTTCGCCTTGCAGGGTAAAGAGGGAACCGCTGTGCGTGGCATGATGGACGACATTACTAACCGCGCTGACATGGAGCGCAAGCGTCAGGCTGCACTTGCACGCAACCAAATGATGGGCAGTCTGTTCGGAAACGAGGCTGGTGGCGGCCTTGGAGGGCGTGAGGCAATTTTAAGGGCAATGGCACAGGGCTTAATAGATGGCCCGACTGGTCAGGCGATGCTTGGCGAAGTTGAGCGCAAAGTGGGCGTCGAGCTTGAGATTTCAAAGGGCAATGCTTTGATCGGAAGAATTGACCAGCTTATAAAAGATCCAAACCTATCAGCAGCACTTGGCATCGAGGGCTTCTTTCGTAAGCCTCTTGCGGAACTTGGGCTTGATGCGGACGCAGCACGCGTAAGGGCAAGAGTTGACCAAATTAGAGGCGACGCGTTCTTACAGTCATTCCAAGCTCTAAAAGGCGCGGGTTCTATTACTGAGATGGAGGGCACCAAGGCCGAGCAGGCTCAAACGAGACTAAGTCAAGCTCAAAAGCCAGAAGACTTTATCGAAGCCTTGAGAGAGTTTCAATTCTACATTGACCTCAACAACCGCCGCAAGGCGGGAGAGCAGATACCACTAGAAACGTATTACAAGCCAGAAGGGTCCAATATGTCCGACCCACTTGGCATACGCAAAGGGGAATGAATTAATGGCCAACATTACAGAACTTCGTAGTAAGTACCCTGACTATGATGACATGTCAGATGATGATTTTGCCAAGGCGTTCCACTCAAAGTTTTATTCTGACATGGACTATGGGGAATTTTACAGTGCTTTGGGGCTGAAGCCTCAGAAGGCACCGTCTGGCACGTCAATAATAGACAGGTTTGAGGACGGCGGTCGCATAGTTAAAAATGATGAGACTGGCAGGGAGAGCTACGTCAACAGCGGATACGCCACTAGCGATCCGAAACGCATTGCTGAAATACGCGCTGCCGGCGGTGACGCAGGTAGCGTATCCAAGCGTGGATTTGCAGAAGACATTATTGACCAGACTGGTGAACTTGTGGCGCGAGGCGCAAGCGCATTGAAGGGCGTCCCCTTCTTCGGCTCTTACTTTGATGAGGCTGTCGGCAGCGTGTTTGGTGAGGACGCCGCAAGCGCGACGCGTGCAGCTCAAGAGGCTCGTGAGATTGTAGCGCCAAAAACAGTTATGGCTTCACGCGCAGGGGTGGGACTGGGCACCGGATTAGCTGCGGCTGTTGCAGCGCCTGCCGTTGTCGCTGCCCCACTCGGAACGTCTTTAGCGCCTCGCATCGTGGCCGGTGCGGGTCTCGGCGCAGGTCTCGGAGCGCTTGAGGGCGCTGTTTACGGGTCAGGCGAAGGTAAGACGAAAGAGGAGCGCATCGAAAGCGCCACGACAGGTGCAAAGTTTGGCGGCGCGGCTGGCGCACTGTTTGGGCCGCTTGGGCCATTAGTGGGCGCAGGCGCAGGCGCAATCGGGTCGCGTCTTGCGACTAAAGACGCTCGCGGCATTGCGCAGGAGCTGGGCACAAAAGGCGAGGCTCTTGATTTACTTAGCCAAGCATCCCGTATGGATGCACCAGTTGCAGAGGAAGCAATGCAGCGTGCTGGGCAGTACGCCTCACTTGGAATGCAAGGCCCAGCAACACGCAACTTGTTGGACTTGGCGGCGTCATCCACTAGCGAAGGCGCAGCGATTGCTCGCCAGAACATTGACGAAGTCGCCGGTAAGGCGGGAACACAATTTAACGAGCTGCTCGACGACACGCTTGGCGGGCCGCAGGCAGCACAGGCTGTCGAGGACGCCTTGATGCAGTCTACAGCAGGCCAACGTGGTGAGCTGTATGATGCCGCATATGAGGCGGCGATTGACTACTCTGGTGACGCAGGTAAGGAGCTAGAGAGCCTGCTAAAGCGTGTAGACGTTGACATCATCCGCAACGCAGAAAAGCTAATGCGCCGAGAGGGTCAGCCATCAGCGCAAATCATGGCTCAGATCGACGATGCTGGGAACGTGGCTGGCTTTGAGACGCTGCCCGATGTCCGTCAGATCGACTACATGACGCGAGCCTTGAATAACGTCAGCCCAACTGCGGCACCTGAAGACAAGCGAACTGCCAAGGCGCTTGCCGCCAAAATTCGTAAAACTACTGACGGTATTGTGCCAGAATACGGTGAGGCGCGTGAGCTGGCCGGCGACGTTATCGGCATTCGCGAAGCACTCCAAACAGGCGTGGACGCCTTTAAGGGAAACAAAGTTTCACGGTATGACATGGAGCAGGCGATGAAAGATATGCCCGCGTCTGAAGTCTCTGCTCTGAAGCAAGGCGTGCGAAGCTATGTTGATGAAGTCATGGCTGAAACCAAAGCGTCTCTAACTGACCCAAATCAAGACGTCCGCGAGATGATCAAGCCGCTCAAGGACATGTTGTCCAGATCAGGCATCACAAAGTTGGAAACAATCTTAGGAGATGAAGCGGGGCCATTTATTGCCCAGCTCGATGAAATTTATTCCGTTATGTCCATGCGGGCCGGTGTTGCTCAGAACAGCAAAACTCAGGTTCGTAAGATGGCGCAGGAAGCTGCCAAGGATCGAGTTGGTCAGTCAACTGCTGAGTTGATGGGCGAGCGTGGTCCGGTGACGGGGTTGATCGAGAGCATCCGACGTCAGGCGTCTGACGCACCGTCTCAGCAGCAAGCGTTTGAAGCTCTGATGGGCGAGATTGCCCAGCCACTTTCACGCCAAGGCAACTTGGATGATCTGACGCGACAAATGTTTGAGCTGCAAAAAGCCGCGCCACAGTTGCAGCGAGGCCGTAACATTTATGAAGGTGGCAAGCGTGCAGGTACTGCGGGTGCTATTGCCCTCACGCCTGCGATGCAAACCTTGTTCGGCGCTCGCTAAGAAGAAGACTTAGCTTTGCTGGCGCGCTTGGGTTTCTTGAGCGCGTCAAGCTCTGCGTCCATTTCCTCGATCAATTTGGCCGCGTCTTCGCACGCTTTCATCATTGCGCGCGGATTTGAGATGCGGTGTGGCTGGCTCAACAGGTGTACCAGATTGATCTGCTTATCGTTTAGCATAAGTTATCCTCCGTTAAATGCTCGTTAACTTTTACCAGCGAGACACTTGAAATGCAAACTTGGCCAAGCTAACATTGTTGCAGATGTGTTTAGCCTTTTTCACATTGCCTCAACTGCCCCCGATACGTGTCAGGTTTCGCACTGCACGATTGGGGGCTTTTTTTTGCTTTAGGGGGTTGTATGTCTGTTCTGTTAACTTTAGGTTAACGGTATAGGCAAACAAACAAGGGAAAACACAATGAAAAAAATGATCGAACGCACCGCAGAATTTGTATTTCTGTGCGCCCTAGTCAGCATCCCGCTGTTCTTTTCGGGTGGCTTGTAATGGTTGCCGCAGCGATCTTGGCCGCTGTCGTGTATTTTGAAGCGAACAACGCAGCCACAGAATGTCGCCTGCCTGAGTGCTCACTGCGTCCACAGGCGCGTCCAGAGGGAGGTAAGCCATGATCGAGTGCCCAGAGTGCGGTGGAAGTGGCGAGGTCGAGGTGGATTACTATGCGCCTCAGAGTGCAAGTAGAGATGTGGGCGACGTCTACAGTCTTATGGAGGAATGCCCGCTATGTGACGGTAGCGGCGAAATAGAGGTTGAATAAGCAATGGTAAACGTAATCGGAGAGCATAATGTACAATGCGAAACAATCAGATCACATGGCGGAGCAGTCGCAAATCATCCTCAATCGCTTGATGCGGATCAACGACATCATGCTGGATCGAAGCTCAGTGAAGGATCGCCCAAATTTGAAACAGCAATGCGAGGAGATGCGTGCGCTCTTGGAGATGTTGAAGCGATCCCTCCGGCGTTGACCAAGGCAGAACGTGCCGAAGAAAAACTTGGCATGGCAATGCTGCGCGAGGCGTTGCACGATCATCGCATCCCCAACCCTCCCAAGTGGCGTCAGGCAACGGCACTAGCCCAAGCTCGCCGAGCGCAACTTACAAATGAGCGTCGGGAGCGTGTAAAGGTTTACGCAGAGGAAGGCGTTTTTACTGTTCCGCAAGCTGCACAGTTGGAGCGCGTCGTACAGACCACAATCCGAGCAGATTGCTCGTTGCTGAATGTTAGACTGCGTGCAAGTGCAGTCAAGGTGACAGCGTATCAAGAGGACATTTCGGCGCGTCGGGATCGCCTTCAAGAATTGGCCGGCACAATGATTACCAAGCAAGCCGCCGCCATTGAATTGGGCGTTTCGGAAGCCACTATACGGCGAGACTTGATGATCACAAGGATCAGGTGGTCGGGAGGTAGTCGATGAGCGATCGCCGGATCATAATGTTGGAAAATAATCTGAACTCGGCTCGCACGTTAATCAGCGTTCTTCAGGGCAAGGTTGCCCGCCAGCGCGATGACATAACGCGCCTGAGAGATCGCGACATCATCAGCATGGCGGACAAGAAGCAGATGGCAAAAGAACTTAAAGAATTTAGGGACGCAGAAAATGACTAAGAACAAACGCCACCCGATCCAGCAGCACACCAAAGACATCTGGAAGCTCAGCAACCAGAATATCCCTCAACGTGAAATCACAAAGATGCTCAACCTTAATCAAGGCGTTGTCAGCGGTGCCATCAACAGGGGGCGCAAATCAGGCCATTGCAATCAGAAGGTGCGCAACAAAACTACCGTTCGTAACAGCTCTCCGCTTACTTATGGATACATCGGCCAGATCATTAACGCATTGTCTGTTGAGCAGCTAGAATGGCTATTTGCTGAGAGCGAGGCGGTAGGTTACACCGAAATCGCGCCTTATATAGCAGAAATAGTGCAAGACGCTTATGAGGAAGCTAAGCATGGAAAATAAATCAGTAAAGCACGACGCCGGCAAGCCACGGGTGGACCTATTCCCACCGCAAGCAATCTTGGCCATATCTGAGGTGTTGGGATACGGAGCTGAAAAGTATTCAGACCACAACTGGCAAGAGAATGGCGGCATGAGCTATTCGAGAATGTATGCGGCTGCACAGAGGCACATGCTGTCGTTCTGGGATGGCGAGCAGGCAGACGGGGAGACTGGTATGTCACACCTCGCGCACGCAGCCTGTTGCATTGTTTTTCTGTTAAGCTATGAGATCGACGGCAACGGAATAGATGACCGCCGAGACTAAAGCAAAAACAGACCCGCTATATCCTCGTCTTCGGCCTGTTGTGTAAAGTCAGCGGGCCGAAGGGTAATTGTCATTTTGCCGCCCATTTCGTCTGAACGCATTACTCGCAGCAAACCCTGCTTGAGAGCGCACAGCACAAAAATATCAGCGTCAGAACCGCCACGGTGGAACCTGTAGCTGCCATATTGTGAGATAGTTGCAGACGTTTTAACCTCGACCCGCAAAACACGCTTTGATGGAAGCGTTGCGTGAAGGTCACACGTACCGTTTATGTGTGCGACCTCCAAACCATTCATTTGCAGCTTGTAAGCCGCCATGAACTCGCCAGCACGGCCAATGCTGATATGGTCGTATGGCTGGGTTGTTAAATCTTGCTGCACAGCGCTCAACCTTGATTGAGTGAAAATAAAACCCAGCCACACGTCATAATAGCGCCGCGCCTAAGTGTCGGCAAGCCACTTGTAAATCATGTGGGTCTGCTTTTCACGATCCGACAATCCGTGCGTGCCGCCGTTTACGCGCTTGGTGACTTTGCGGATGACCGCATCGGTCACACCCTGATCGGCGATGTCAAACAGCTTATTGGATTTGAAGAACCACAGCGCAGTGTCAAACGCATATTCTTCCTCCGCCAAGTCTGGATTATCCAAGACGATGTTAAGGTCCATGTCGTTGGCAAATCGTGAATAGTTGTCTTTGCCGGTGAGTTGTAGAAAGCCACGGCCACGCCACTTGTATCCCTCGCCATCATTGCCCATACGACCGCCGTATACCTTATCTGCGAGACCCTTGGGGTTCTTTGCGTATGGCTCTGCGTCAGCCACTGTTTTGAAGCGTGACGGCCACACAGCTTGGATGCGTTCTGGCGTTGAATAATACAGACCCTCGCTGACACGCTTGAACCCTGCGCTTTCGTGGTGAGACTGACCCAAGATGTGAGCGCCACGTTTGGGCGACAGACCATAGTGCTTACAGATTGCACGCGCGGTGTTCGGGCCGAAGGCTCCGTCAGCACCGACGCCGACTTTCTCCTGAAGCCGTTTCATTGCGTTGCTCATTTCTTAAACCCTTTCATAGTCCTGATACCAAAACTTGCGGCGATGCTTGCATACATAGCCCATTGAAACCAGCTTGGTGCTTTTTCCAAGTTGGAAAAGCCTTCAGCCATGTACGGTTGTAATGGTGGAAAGAAACTGCCAGCGACAATTCCAATAAAGCAAACTGTCCACGCCTCATCCTTCCAACTATCCTTGCTTGCTTCGATTGCAGACTGTTCCCAAGAGATTTCACCAGTGGCGATCTTCATCTTAGTCTCAGCTTCCGCTTTCTTAACAGCAGTCTTGCCGTCGATCACGCTAGTTGCTAGACCGACAACGCTAGTTACTATTGCACCAATCATTTCTTAGACTCCATCGCATTAAATCCAAAGTAAGCAGCGACAACACCTGACGCAGCAACAACATACACAGTAGCAATATCAGCGATTAATTTAGCAGCACTATCTAAGCCAAGTGCAGAGGCCGCTACGATAGCAAAAGGGTACAACAACATACCAGCAGCACAAGCTGTGGTCAGGCGGCGCTGTGTGTCGCGCTTAGCGTCGTTGTCATTCATCTCTCGCCAACGATCCTCAAGGGCCAGCTTTTGCCACTCAACCTCGTCGATCTTTCCGTCTTTGTTTAGGTCAGCTTTCTCGAACTGTGTCATATCAATTCCTTTTCGATTGCAAGAGTTTTAAAACCTCTGCGAAATTGCGACCCGACTTGGCAGCCAGCCCTTCAATGACAACTTCTAGGTTCTTATCAAACAGACTAATAATTTCTGCATCTTTCATATTAGCCCTCAATCTTAATTCTAAAACAATGAAGGTATTCGTTGTTCTTGGTTACAAGTACAGATGCTTTTTTCTTATGGTCAAGACATTCAATCTCAGATGTGTACTGACCAATTTCAAAGTGGCTAACGACAGAGGATAGCTGCATCCAAACCAAGATCCACATCACAACTTCCCTTGATAACGAGCAAAATAATACAGCGCAGTTGCAGCACCGCCAGCAGCGGCAATGAAGACAGCAGCACCAACAGCAAAATTAATAGCGTTGTCTATAAACTCTTGCTTTTTATACGCCTCTTCCTTGCGGATGCGCCTCATCTCTGCCTCAATAGACAAAACTTCTTCCCACGCTGACGGGCCATACGTCCATGATATATGGTCTTTGATCTGCTTTCGCATCTCTTGCATTTTCTTCTTTTGCGCAAATATCTCAATGGCGTTTGCAGAGTTGTCGGTCATCATCTTATAGAAGGGCGGGTTCTTGGCTTTGTCTTCAGCATACTGAAAGTCAGAAAACGCTGACCCCCATTTTGCCAATGTGCCAGACATCTCTTGAATATCTTTACCGGCGCTAATACCCTGTTTCAGAATATTAAAAGCCGAGGTCGCCAATCCGACCGCTGTAATTGGGTCAATCATTTTTCCATTAGGCGGTCGATCTTTTCTTCCAGCCTGTCAAATTTACTCATGATTTGCGTCAGCACTTGGTTGCTGTCAGATTTGGTCACATATTCCTTGGCCATCTCTTCCCTCGTCCTATTTAAAAGCGTCCGCAGACGCGCCAACTCATCCTGCTGACCCTTCGCCCACCACGCAATAAAGCCAAGCGCAGCGGTCAATCCGACACTCCAAAGAGAAGCCATCTCCATTATAAGACAGCTTTGACGTTGATGTTGATAATTTTAATCAGGCGCATGTGTAGTCCTCATGGATTTAAGGTGTGAACTTTTTTACAGATTAACACACACAAGGCGCTTGCGCTAGTTGAACACACCTGTTAACACCGTGCTAACGATGGAGAGTGAAATGGATAAATTGAAGCAAATCGGGCCGCGCATTCGTCAGGATGTCTACGACGCGCTGCACGCATACAGCGATGGCAGTCGCATGAGCATGTCGCTCATCGTCGAGCTGGCGTTGAAAGAATATCTTATGACAGAAAGGAAAACACCTGATGATCATCGGGATTGATTGCGGATACCGCACAGGTGGCGTGGCGCTAGTCGGCGACGACTGGGCAGAGGTTCACGACCTTCCAACGTACAGCGAAGGCGGCGTTGACGTCCTTGCCTTGATGGACATTATCAAGTCGGTTGAGAAAGTGGATCACATATATATTGAGCGTCAGCAAGCAATGCCGCGCCAAGGCGTCGTATCAACTTTCAAGCTGGGCTACGGTTTCGGTCAGATTAGCAGCACATGCGCGCTGTCCAAGGTGCCGTTCTCGCTGGTGTCGCCAGCAAAGTGGAAGCGTGACTTGGCGCTGCCAAAAGATAAGGACGCCGCACGGCGTTTAGCACAGCAATGGTTTCCGGCACTTTCCGAGCAACTGAAACTTAAAAAGCACGAACACCGCGCCGAAGCGCTGCTCATTGCCAAGTTCGGGGAAACTAATGCCAGTTAAAACCGACCAAACAAATGAAGTGTACCACCTCGATCCAGCGCTGAGCGCATCGGGAGCCAAGACGATTGCGATGCAGTCGCCGGCGCACTTCAAATACGCCAAGCGCAAAGTGACGACAGCGTTTGATTTGGGCACAGCGGTTCACACGCTGGTTCTTGAGCCGCATTTAAGCAGCACAGTCTGGTGCGGAACAGAGACACGCAGGGGCAGTGCTTGGAAAGATCAGTATGCAGCCGCAGCCGAAGAGGGCGCGATCCTGCTGACTGAGGGAGATTACCAGATCGCAGTGGACATGGCGAACTCAGTGCGGTCAAACGCAGCCGCAATGGAGTTGCTGGGCGGCGATCTGCTGGTTGAGGCAAGCATATTCTCACATGATGAGGCAACCGGCGTTGATATGCGCTGCCGCCCCGACGGATGGCGCAAAGACATTGCCGCCGTCATAGATTTGAAAACTACAATCGACCCATCGCCATATGGCTTTGCTAAGCAATGTGCCAACTTTGGCTATCACTTACAGGACCAATTTTATCGTCGCTGCATGCTAAATGATGGCCACGAAGTGGATCGGTTTATCTTTATCGCCGTGGGCAAGGATGCACCTTACCCCGTCGGCGTCTACGAATTGGACCACCAGTCGCTCGACGAAGGCGCGGCTGGAGTGCAATGCGCATTGGAGAAATATCACCAAGCGCTTAAAACGAATGTCTGGGAATATGGATTTGGTGACTTGCAAACGATCCAAATCCCGTCCTATTCATTCACCTTTACGGCAACTTAGTCAGGAGACACACATGCCAATCTCATTCGGATCAAACGACACAGCAGGCGCAAGCAACTATGTGCGCGCAAACCTACCGCAAAATCGCTGGTGGGCAAAGACAGATGCAGGCGATGAAAACATCGACATGGATCGCGGACTAGCAATAGACATCGCCAACGTCACATTCGGCTGGCTTCACATTGATGTAGGTGTTCGCGATTGGCAGCCTTGGCCCAGCCCTTCACAGGCAACGCCACGCCCAAGCGACAGCCACAAGAACGGCTTCGAGGTGAGCTGCTGGATATCTGATGGTCGTCCTGCAACATTTAGCGGGAACTCCTATGGCTTGGGTCAGTTTATCGCCAAGCTATACAACGAGGCGGAAAAGTCGCCAGAGTTTGCAGCGGGGAAAGTGCCTGTCGTGCAGATCACATCGTCCACGCCGGTCTTGATCGGCAAGGGCACGTCATATGATGTCGGCTTCAATATTGCGAAGTGGATCGACAAGCCATCTGAAGACGCAGCGCCAGTAGCGGCACCAGTTGCAGCGCCAGTAGCAGCTCCAGCACCAGCGGATAATAACTTCGGCTTCTAAGGCAACTAGGGGGCGCACGCTGCGCCCCCTAAACTAACAAAAAAAGGGAAAAAGATGTCCGAAGCATACTTCAAAAAGGTTTTAGACGGTGCGGTCACTGACGTTATTGCTTCAATGGCTGGCGGGAGAAACGAAAACTTAAACAAGGCTGCATTCTCAATCGGGCGTCACGCCCACCTTGCGCCGGCAAGCATCGACAGCGCGATCATGTCTCTGCACGCAGCCGCTAAGCAGATTGGATTGGATGCCATTGAGACAAAGATGACAATCGGTTCAGGGTTTAAGCGTGGGGGCGAAAACCCAAAGGAACTTGAGAACTCAGACAGCACGCCATACGTGACCAGCGAACTTGATCGCCTTGTGACGCGTCTGGCTCAGAAAGATTTAATCGCACGCGATGACGAAACCCGTGCAGACAAGATACGCAAGGCCAGTGATGCTTGGGATCGTGCTGTGCCGATCACACGCGAGAACACAGACGCGGTACGACCAGCGCTGCTGTATCTGAACTCGCGCGGCCTGAGAGCATCTACAGCGGATGGCGTGGCTAAGTTTAGCCCGAACGCCTACGACGGGCCGGCGATCATCTTTGCCGCAACTACACCGGAGGGTGTGGTCGAGGGCATCCAGAGCGTGCTTTTAACGCCGGAAGGCAGAAAGCGCGAAGTAAATGGCATTAGCAAGTATTCGCGCGGTGTTATTGCCGGAAACGTAATGCAAGTGGGCGAAGCGCAAGGCGATAAGCCGATCTGCATTGTTGAGGGGCCAGAGGATGCGCTGAGCGTCAGGCAGGCTGTGCGCGACGACGCAATCGTTGTCTGCACGTTCGGCAAGGCCGGCATGTCCACATACACACCGCCACGGGCGTCCGACGTGACGATCTGCGCCGATCCTGACCTCGACGTTGATAAGTGCGCCGACGTATTGCAGGGCGACGGGTCAACGACGGTCCACGTCGTGCGCTTCGACATGCTTGGCGTTGAGAATGTAAAAGATGCCAATGATTATCTGCGTGAGGCAGGCGAGGACAAGCTGCGTGAGGCACTTGCCGGCGCAAAACCCGTGTCCGTCGTTGTGCAGGAGAAAATGGAGAGCGAGAGGCAGTGGCCGACCGCGTTCACGCCGATTGATCCGGCGCTGATACCGAAGCGCCGCTGGGTGTATGACACGGCGTATATACGTTCGTATGTCTCTGTGTTGGCGTCTCAGGGCGGCGTGGGCAAGACCAGCCTGCAAATTGTCGAGGCTTTGGCGATCTGCACGGGCCGAGACTTGCTTGGCGAGCCTGTACGTGAGCGCACAAACTGCTGGCTCATCAACTTGGAAGACCCGATGGAGGAGGCCCAGCGCCGCATCGCAGCCGCCATGATGCACTACAACGTCAAGGCGGAAGACATTGAGGGGCGTCTGTTCGTGGATGCTGGCCGCGATGTGCAGATAAAGTTTGCGCTTCAAGGCCGTGACGGTGTCCAGACGAACGACGAAATGGTGCAGTACATGTCCGACAAGATACAGCAGCACAACATTGGCATGGTATTCATTGATCCGTGGGTCGGTGCGAACGACATTAACGAGAACGATAACGTGGCGATGAATGCCGCCGTCTCCGCTGCGCGCTGGGTCTGTGACAAGACAGACTGCGCGATGGTTTTGACGCACCACGTCCGCAAGAGCAACGGCGAAGACGCGAATGCTGACAGTATACGTGGGGCCGGCAGCCTGTTGTCAGCAGCAAGAGCAGCGAGAGTTGTCAACAAGGTCAGCGAAGAGGACGCGATGAAGCTGGGCGTCAGCGAGATCGAGGCGAGGGGCATATTCCGCGTGGATGATGGCAAGAATAATCTCGCACCGCCGGCAGCGAAGGCCGTCTACAGGCGCATGCACGGCGTGCAGCTCCCAAACGAAGAGTACATCGGCGTGTGTGTGCCATTTAAAATGCCAGATTTATTCGACGGTGTGACAGCCAAGCACGCGATGCTGGTTCAGCGCGCAGTGGGTGAAGCTGAAGAGAACGGCGACCCGTACCGCGAAAACGTGCGCAGCAAGCGATGGGTTGGCATAGCTGTCGCCAGCGCGCTTGAGCTGGACATTGATAAGAAGTCGGAAAAGGCGAGGGCCAAGGCAATCGCGGAAAAATGGATACAGACCGGCGTGCTACGCCTCGAACAATTTGCTGACAAGCGCGCAGGTAGGGACGTCACAATCGTGTCGGTGGGTGAGTGGATCACCAGAGCAGAGGCGGGACTATGAGGCCGCTATACGAGAGCCAGCAGGACAGGGACAACGAGCAAGCCTTGGCGCGCATCATAGAGGCGGAGTTTAATTGCCAGCTCACAAAGATGCCGATCAAGCTGTCGCTCGACTTCATGGCAACCAGAGGCGGCAGCGCCGTGGCATTCATAGAGGCGAGGCAGCGAAAAACAAAGATGCTGCAATACCCGACCTACATGATCTCGCTCTACAAGGTGATGATGGCCAACACGCTGACGCAGGCGACCGGACTGCCGTGCTTCCTTGCGGTGCAGTGGAGCGACGCCGCAGGCATATGCAGGCTGCCATCTAACGACATGGATATACGGACGGGCGGATCGACACGTCGCAACGATCCACAAGACATAGAGCCGATGGCATACTTTGATGTGTCTGCGTTTAAGGTGCTGTCGTGAGGCGTTCCACAGTTGTTTTGCGGGACTGTGGAAGACGTGCGGCACCGTGGTAATATTAGCCCGTATTCTCTCCACCACAGTGTACCCCTATGTATAGGGTACTGTGGAGGAAGGGGATGCGTTGGGGGAGAATGACTGTGGAAAGATTTAATGTAATAGAGGTGGGAGAGATGGATCATGGCAAAGGTTAAGGTAGCGGCGAAGAAGCGTCCGACACACAAGGAGCTGAAGGCGAAGGGGTCGTTCTCGACCGAGGGAGAGGCGAAGGTAATTAGTGCTGGCGTCTGGGGCCAGTTACGCCCGCTCGATGAAAAGGCGAAGGCTAAGACCGAGCGCTGGGGTGATACGCTGCCCGATCTTGTGTCACCAGAGCTGGCGGGTAGGTTTGAGGCGGCATACGATGCGCTGTACGAGAAGGTCTACGCAAATGATGTTGTTGGCACCAATCAGATTGCAACGCAGCTTATGCGGGCGTGGGATGTGCTGGAGAGCGAGGCGATTGCTGCGGGACATCAGCCGCTACTGCCTGACGGTTTCTGTGTGAACCTTGGCGGGCATGTTACGTGCTTTGCGGCGTCGGGCGTCAGCGAGTTGCGCAGGAAGCATCCTGAGTGGGTCGTGTATGCGTTCGAGGACGCTGCAAGGCTGCTGAAGCATGACTGGACAGAGAAGTTTACCGCCGAGGCATTCAAGGCGTTCCCAGAGGCAAGCGTGACCAGAGTGAAGCGGCCAGACGAGCCGGTGAACTTCGATCTGGGCGGTGATGAGATACCATTTTGAGAGGATAGACTATGGCACGAAGTGAACTAGCAAAAGAGAAACTCGCTGCGCTCGATACGCGTGGCGAGGACGAGATATTCGAGGAGCTGGCATCAGGCACAAGCATGCGCGACCTCTGCAAGCAGATGAACGTCGGGCATAAGCTGTGGTACAAGTGGCTCGACGGTGTGAACGGTCGTCGCGGTCGATACGAGGCCGCACTGACAGAGGCTGCGCACTTCTACGCAAGTCGGGCAGTGAGGACAGCGCAGGAGACTGAGCCTGCGACTGTGAACGCTGACAGGCTAAAGGTGGATACGGATAAGTGGATCGCGTCCAAGCTGAACGTGCAGTATGATACGAGGCAGCGTGACGTGTCGATCAACATCAGCGTGACAGACTTGCATGCGCAGGCTGCGATGCTGCTTGGTGAAGTGTTGGAGGGTGAAGCTGAAGACGTGACGCCCGTTGCAATGCTGGATGATGCTGATGACGCTGATGATGCGTGAACGGCAAAACCGCACATTGGCGCACAATCGGATGCGCGTGCGCGCGCGGTATCAGGGCACCTCATTCATGTCAACAATGTTGTCCTATTCCAGCGATTTCGCGGTGCCGCATAGGTCCAGTTTAGCTAAGTCATTGATTTCATTGAATCCGTTTATTAACATAATGGTGCTTATAGGTCATTCGCCTTGCCAGATGCCAGAAAATGCCGATTTGACCCCCCCCGCCAAAACTTTCGGCGGGGTGCAATTGCTAATGACCTAATCACACGTCCCCGCCCCCCTGATCCCAGCAATAGGTGTTAACATGACCCCGCAAAAAAATTCTACAGATAACCCGTTTTTGAAATTGATGACGCGCTACCACGGCGACCCCGTTGCCTTCGCCCGCGAGGTGATCGGCATTGAGCCTGACGAGTGGCAGGTTGAGTTGTTGGGCGCTATTGCTGACCCAGACAAGCGCCGCATATCCGTTCGATCTGGCCACGGTGTCGGCAAGTCTACGGGAGTTGCCATTGCTGCTGTCTGGCACGTTTTGATGCGTGTTCCGAGCAAGACGGTTGTAACGGCCCCCACCAGCTCGCAGCTTTTTGACGCCTGTTTTGCTGAGATGAAGAACGTGGCCAAGCGTTTGAAGCCACCGTTTAACGACTTGCTTGAGATAAAGTCTGACCGCATTGAGCTGAAGAGCAGCCCAGAGAGCACGTTTATTTCGTGCAGGACGTCCCGTGCTGAGCAGCCGGAAGCGCTTGCCGGTGTTCACAGCCAGAATGTATTGCTGATTGCGGATGAGGCGTCTGGTGTTCCGAACGCTGTATTTGAGGCTGCGTCTGGTTCGATGTCAGGCCACAGCGCCACCACGGTTCTGACGGGCAATCCGACGCGTAATACTGGCTTCTTTTACGATACGCACACGCGACTTCGCGAGGACTGGCACACGATGCATGTGAGCTGCGTTGCCAGTGCTCGTGTGAGCGAGGATTTCGTTGAGGACATGAAGAAGCGGTACGGCGAGGACAGCCCCGCGTACCATGTGCGTGTTCTTGGGAACTTCCCCCCGTCCGAAGAGGATACGGTTATTCCGGTGTCACTGATCGAGCATGCGATGGCCAATGACATCAAGATTGATGAGGACACGCCTGCGGTGTGGGGTTTGGATGTTGCGAGGCAGGGCAACGACAGCTCCGTTCTGGCGCGCAGGCAGGGTCCGGTGATCCATCCGCTGACAACGTGGCGCAACTTGGACCTTATGCAGCTCACCGGCGCTGTGAAGGCGGAATATGACATCCTGCCCCCGTCGAAGCGTCCCGTTGAGATCATCGTTGACAGCAACGGCTTTGGCGCTGGCGTTTTGGATCGTCTGCGCGAGCTGGATTTACCGGCGCGTGGCTTGAACGTGTCCGAGCGTAGCTCTCAGAAGGAGACGTATTTGAATTTGCGTGCTGAGCTGTGGTTCAAGGCGAAGGAGTGGCTTGAGGGCATGGATGTGCGTCTGCCTAAAGACGACGGCCTGTATGCCGACCTTGCGGCCCCACGGTATCACTTTACCTCATCGGGCAAGATGCAGGTTGAGGGCAAGGAGGCGATGAAGAAGCGCGGCGTCAATTCGCCTGACCGTGCTGATGCTGTCTGCCTTTGCTTGGCCAACCAGCATACGACGATGGCGTTTGGCCGTAGTTCGTCCGGATCGTGGAATAAGCCGATACGACGCTCGATACGCGGCGTCGTTTAAACGTGAAAACGCTAATTTGCTCTATGCGTAAAATAATGTTAGCTCGATTATGCGGACCCCTCCCGATCCGCTGAGACGTCCCACCGTCTCGACCCCACGCGTATTCCCTGCGCGTGGGGTTTCTTTGCGCAGAAAATAGTGTATTATGCTAAGAAATCACACACGCGGAGCGAACATGGCAAAGAAAGACGAAGAAAAGGGCAGCTTCTTTGGCTACGATGGCATCAAAGACATGTTCGACGGCGGCGGTAAACTTGCAACCGGCGATACCTTTCAAGGCGGCGGACCTCTGAGCGCAATGGCGAATGCCATGAATATTGCTCCTAGCGGATACCACGCGCGTCAGGCGGAGATCAGCGCCAACGCCCCAGCGCCAACACGCGCAGCTCAAATGCAGGAGCAGACGTACCGCAAGGCAACGCCGCGCGGAGCTAAAAACTACAGTTTCTTCCAAGATATTCGTGACGGCGGCGGAATGGGCTACGAGGGCAACAACTTTCGTGGTGCTAACGGCTACTCTATTTTAGCCAACATGCTTGGATTACAGCCAATGGGTTACGAGGATCGCATGGCCGAGGCGCAGGCACTTGCCGCCGGCACCCAGACAAGCGCAGCGCAGCCATCACAGATCGCAGGCGGCACAGCCATCAGCGCCCCGCCGCGAGATTTAAGCGCAACCGATTTTGCGCCGGCATCTTATCAGTTTGATCCAGTCGCCACATCTCCCGTCCATGCGCTTCCAATAAGTGCGATGCCAATAGAAGAGCTGCTTCGAATTGCAAATCAAGGTATTTATAACTCTGCACGCGATCCTCTCGGCAGCGGGACTTTTGTGCGCTAATGGGGCATTAACTCATGGACGACTTACTTACTTTCGACAAACTTGTTGAGGCTCTGATCCGTCGCGAAAGCAGTGGACGCGCCGATGCCATATCGGATGGTGGCGCTGTGGGCCTTATGGGCATCATGCCAAAGGATTTCATGCAATCCCCACGCCGCAACGTGCCGAGCATCTTTGACGTTGCCCGCGATGCCGGCTTTGAGATCGAGCCGGAAGACGAGACCAAGGACATGGCGATCCAGCTCCTTAAAAACCCAGACCTCAACATGGCTGTTGGCCGGCCTTATCTGCGCGAGCTGATGGACGTGTTTGACAACGACACCGAAGGCTCTCTGACTGCGTACAATGCAGGCGTCAAGGGCTACGTTGATGCGGGTTCTTCCGCTGCCAACATGGGCACCCGTGAGGCGCGTGAATACTCGACAAAGTTGAGCAAAGACTACAAGGACATCTTCGGATCGCCCCTGCCTGACAATCTCGGCACTTTGACGTCACCACGACCACGTAGAAGGCCAAGGGGGCTATTGGACTGATGCTTTTAGAGCGCTACATCCCGCCAAACCTGCGCGGACCTCTTCGCGACGCCGGCAACATCGGCTACTCGATATTGGACAACGTGATCGGCATCGAGGACGGATACCGCAGCGCCGGCGAGCGTTTTAAGGACGAATTATTCGAGAACCCTAAAGGCGTTGCCAAGCAGATTGGCTCCGGCATGCTTGAGGGCGCAAAGGGCTTACTTTCCGACCCAATCGGCACCGCAAAGGGTGTTATAACGGATGTAGCACAGTCAACAGGCCGCGCAGCCAAAGGTGCTGCGGGATACCTGCCAGAAGGCGTTGAGCTGAAGAGCGCGACAATGGAGCAAATCCGTGCCGCAAATGACGCCTACACCGGCGACCTAGTTGCGATGACTGGCGTGATACCGGCTGCTGGCGTCGGTCGCGCCGCTGTCCGTGCTGCGGGCAACGTAGATGTTGGCGCTCGTACGGCGGATGCAATCGGCCTTGGCCGCTCAATCGCATCTGGCGACCTTGAAGGCATCGGCGAAGTTTTCCAGCGTAGCGGCGAGGCTCGCGGATTGAGCGCTGATATTCCGCGAAAACCGGTTCGAGGTTACGACCCGAAAGAGATTTCACGCCTTGAGGCTAACATTGGCCTGCGTGATGAGCGTGGGCGTGCCAAACCGGACGCACTTAAAGCGCTTGCATCGCAATTTGACGCTGCCGGCAACCGGATCAGCAACATCAAGCCTGATAAGAAAACCGGCCTGACATACAACCACCCAGCATCTAACGTGCGTATGAACACGCCTGTTGAAGATCAAGTTGTAGACAGTCGTGTTCGTGGCTTTGCCAACCCTCGCAAAGAGACCACCATCAAGCTGGGCGATGGGCTTGTTGCGGCGTTCGGGGACCGTGTTGTCGCGGATCGCGACATATTAGGGTATGCTGGTCAGGAATTAAGAAAACCGCAAAGTTTGTTCGGCGGCTCTGGATTTATACGTGATAAACTTAACGAAGAGATATGGGCATCCGATGAAGGCGTGACCAGCCCATTGCTTGCCTCTCTCAACAGGGCATCGCAAGATGGCCTCAACCCGCGAATGATTTACACTTCTATGGGTGCGCAATCTTCAGACTTTGCCACTAATGAACTTGCCAGAGAATACATCCGCGACCTTGATGTCGATCCTGAAATGCGTCAGCTTCTGGCGGATAGGTTGCGAGCATCTAAAGACTTTACCGATAAAGACTTTCCGTTCGATGATCTAATTTCTGGTGGCACCTCGCGCCGGAACTGGCAAGGTCTCTTGGATGGTGTTGACGATTATATCGGAAATATGAACGGATCAAATCGCCGCGCCATCTGGCAGGCTATGGATAACGCAAAATTCCGCGATGCGGGTTTATCTATTGGCGAGATGCGTTTGGCGCAGACTGATCCTGATCTGTTGTACGCCAATCCTTTTGACACGGGGCTGAACTTGGGTAGCCCGAACCTTAACCAAGGAATATCTCCTACTGCAATGCATCCTATTTACCCAACATCTATTGCGGGCAAGTATGATGGCAGTTTGCCGGTGCAGGTTCCGGCAGCTCTTACATTCCCTGAGTTTTTTAACATGCGTCGCGGTTTGCTTGATGGTGTTAAGCCAAGCGCAGCAGCATCAGACCAGAGATCATTCTTGATGTCTCACGGAAACATCGTATCAGAAGCGGATCGGCAGATGGTTGATGAAATTGACGAATTTACAGAATACTGGCGCGCCTTCAATGAGTAGACCGACAAAGGAACTGAACTAATGGACTATGAAATTAACCAGATGGTGTCGGCTCTCGAAGAAGAGCTAAACCCAGACGTGATGAAGGACGACGAGCTGCAAGGCATCGTCGGCAAAGAGATAGACGACGCAATCGACTACATTGACAACTGGATTAGCCCGATGCGCGCAACGGCGACGCAATATTATCGCGGCGATCCATTTGGAAATGAGGAAGAGGGCCGCAGCCAAGTCGTCTCAATGGACGTACGTGATACCGTACAGGCGATTATGCCGTCCTTGATGCGTATCTTCCACGGCACAGACCGCACTGTTGAGTTTGTCCCGCAGGGTCCAGAGGACGTTGCGAGCGCTAAGCAAGCCACCGACTACGCCAACTTTATCATAAACCGCGACAACGACGGCTTCCTCGAAATGCACAGCGCGTTTATGGATGCCCTAGTGCGCAAGGTTGGCATCATCAAAGTTTACTGGGATGACCAGACTAAGTTTGAGACGTACGACATGAGCGGCCTTGATGACGCGTCTCTGAACGCTCTGATGTCTGACCCAGATGTCGAAATCGAAATCACGGCGTCCACGCCTGTCGGCGAGCCTATGATGGACGAAATGACCGGCATGATTATGGAACCGCCTATGGAGCATTCCGTTCGCGCCACATACACGCACCCAGACGGTCGCGTGAAGGTTGAGGCTGTCCCGCCGGAAGAGTTTCTGATTTCACGCGAGGCTAAGTCGGTCGAGCAGGCTGACTACGTTGCGCACCGCCGCATTGTCACCGTCTCAGAGCTTGTCGCGATGGGGTATGACTACGACGAAGTGTCGAAACTAGGCTCTGCGCACGAAGACATGTCAACCAACGTCGAGCGCTACACGCGCAACAAGGCGCTGTCCAACGAGATGAATGAGCGCAACGATCCTGCGATGAAGAAGGTTCTCTACGTCGAGAACTACATCAAAGTAGATTATGATGGCGACGGCATCGCTGAACTGCGCAAAATTTGCACAGCAGGCGACGGCAACAAAATTCTGATGAATGAGCCATGCACGATGGCACCGTTCGCCACAATGTGCCCCGATCCAGAGGCGCATGACTTCTTTGGACATTCCGTCGCTGAGACCGTGATGGATATTCAGCGCATCAAGTCATCCATCATGCGTAACACGCTTGACAGCTTGGCGATGTCCATCCACCCACGCATTGCTGTGACCGAGGGAATGGTCAACATGGATGACGTTCTTTCCACAGAGGTTGGCGCGATCATCCGCCAGCGTTCTGCCGGTCAGGTGCAGCCACTGTCTATGCCGTTTGTCGGTCGTGAGGCGTTTCCGGTCCTGCAATACATGGATCAGGTTAAAGAGGCCCGCACAGGCATCTCAAAGGCGTCTGCTGGGCTTGATGCTAACGCCTTGCAGTCATCCACGGCGACAGCCGTTGCTGCCACTGTAAGCGCAGCACAGCAGCACATTGAGCTGATCGCCCGCATCTTTGCTGAGACCGGCGTCAAGCGCATGTATCAACTTGTGCTACACTTAATTACGACGCACCAAGATCGCGAGCGCATGGTCCGATTGAGTAACGAATTTGTGCCAATCGACCCACGCGCATTCAACTCAAACATGGACGTCACTATCAACGTGGCTCTGGGCCGAGGTTCCGACACTGAGCGCATGATGATGCTCCGCCAGATCGGCGAGATGCAGAAGGAAGCGATGGCGACGATGGGTCCACAGAACCCGCTGACCGACATCAACAAGTTGTCCAATACGCTGAAGGCAATGACAGAACTTGCAGGTTTCAAGGATACCTCGCAATTCTGGGCAGACCCAGCGCAATTCCAGCCGCCGCCAGCGCAAGATAAACCTGACATCAATGAGCAGTTGATACAGGTGCAAATCCAGCAGATACAGGCGGACATGCAGAAGAAGGCTGCCGAGTTGCAGCTTGGGCGTGAAAAGATGATAATGGACGATGATCGCAAGCGCGACGAACTTGAAGCGGAGCTATACGTCAAGGCCGAAGAAATGCAGGCCAAGTATGGCACGCAGCTCAACGTGGCTAAGATCAAGTCGGACATGGCGATCAACCGCGAAGTCATGAAGGCGCAAGCTGACATAATTAAGGATGCTACGCGTGAAATCTAAGCAGCAAATAATTGACGACGGGAACGAGGCTTCCCGTCTTCTACGTGACACTGATCTCATACGCTTTCTGGGTGAGATCGAACAGGATTGCTGGGAGGAATTTAAGACAACCTCGGCCAGCGATAGTGAGGCCCGCGAGGGCATTTACATGAAACTGCGCGGCGTTCAGGCGGTAGGCCAGAAGCTGCGTGCAATGCAGGATAATGCAGCTATTGAAAAAAAGTCAAAATAGCGCATAATAGGGAGTAGACGCATGTCAGACACCAGCAACCCACTAGGGACTGATCTGAACACCGCACAGAATGCAATCAGAGCCATGATCTCGCCTCAAGAGGATAACGTGACAGAGCCTGATGCGCTTGAGGTTGAACCCGTAGAGCAATCTATGGATGAAGCCGAAATGCCGGAAGAGTATTCAGAAGAGCAATCTGACGAATATGATGAAGGCGAACTCGAAGCAGAGGACGAAGCTGAAGAGTTTGACGACGCATCCTTTGACCTTATGTCGGCAACTGTCGATATAGACGGCGAAGAGATTACCGTTGAAGAGCTAAAAAGCGGACAACTTAGGCATAGAGATTATACTCGTAAAACTCAGGCGCTTGCAGATCGCACCCGTGAGGTCGAAACGCAAGCAGAAGAGATTGATCGAGAGCGTGCCCAATACGCTCAGATGCTGCCAGCACTACAGCAGCGGATAGAGCAATCGGTCGAACAGGAGCCAGACTGGGACACTCTGTATGATGCAGACCCTACGATGGCAGCGAAGGCAGAACGTCAGTGGCGTAAGCAGAACGAAGAGCGCAATGCTCAACTGCAAGCGGTACACGCTGAACAGCAGCGGATGCAACAGCTACACCAGCAAAAGGTGAAGCACATGCAGATGCAATTTGTTGAACAGCAGCGTGAGGTCTTGCCTGAAATGATCCCAGAGTGGCGTGACAAAAAAGTCGCCACAAAAGAAGCAGGCGATCTAAAAGATTTCTTGGTTCGGGAAGGTTTCAGTGAGCAAGATATTAGCGGCTTGACCAATGCAACGCTTGTGAAACTAGCGCGTAAGGCAATGCTATATGATCGCGGACAAACGCGTGCGAAGACGGCAAAACAGAAGCCGAAACAGCAAGCGTCCAAGACATTGAAGAGCGGAAGCCGAGCGACACAGCCGAGACCCAAGGGCGAGCAACAACAAGCGCTACAGCGCGTACGTCAAAGTGGCCGTGTCAATGATGCTGCGGCTGCAATCAAATCTCTACTTTAGGAGGCCATCATGGCTATCGTAGCAAATACATTCACCTCTTTTTCAGCCCAAGGCATAAAAGAGAGCCTGAGTGACATCATCTCAAACGTCTCACCAGAAGAAGTGCCCTTGCAGTCAAACATCGGCTCTGAAAACGTGTCCAACACGTATTTTGAGTGGCAGACAGACACGCTTGCAGCAACTTCCACAACCGCTGTAATCGACGGCGACGATGTATCATCATTTGATGCAACATCTGCCACCAGTCGCGTAGGCAACTATACCCACATCCTTCGCAGAACAACCATTGTAGCTGGCAACATGTCTGCACAAGACTTGGCAGGCCGTAACGACGAACTCAGCTTCCAGCTTGCAAAGCGTGGCAAGGAGCTACGCCGTGACATTGAAGCCACGTTGACAGATAACAATGCTCAAGTTGCTGGCAACTCTTCAACTGCACGCGAAACTGCGGGCTTAGGTGCATGGATCGCAACCAACGACAACTTCTCCACTGGCGGCGGTACAGACGGCGTTTCCCCAACTGGAGATGGCTCCGACGGACGTACAGATGGCACGCAGCGCGCTTTGACAGAAGCAATGGTGAAGAACGCCATGCAACTGGCATACACAGCGGGCGGTCAGCCAAGCGTATTGATGGTCGGTCCACACAACAAAACTGTTGTATCCGGCTTCGCAGGTATTGCGGCTCAGCGTTACCAAGCACCTTCCGATGGCCCAACAACCATTATCGGCGCTGCTGACGTCTATCTATCTGATTTTGGTACACTTTCTGTGACACCAAACCGCTTTATGCGTGAGCGTGACGCGTTCTTGCTTGACCCTGAGTATGCATCTGTATGCTTCCTGCGTCCGATCCAGCAGATCGAACTTTCACGCACAGGCGATGCTGAGAAATCAATGGTTCTGGCTGAATTTGGACTGAAGGTCTTGAACGAGCAGGCACACGCTGGTGTGTTCGACTTGACTACATCATAAGTTATGATGGGGCGGCTTCGGTCGCCCCGATCACTTTAGGAGGGTAACTGTGAAGAGAATTTTCAGCCAAGACGACGCCACCGGCATTACGAAATACTGGCACGTCACAGGCAATGGTGAATACGTTGTTGAGACACAGCAGAATGTCTCCGCTATCGTTCAGGCGAACAAGCGTCAGTACAACGACACACCGAACAAACATGGCGATCTTAATAAGGTGGCCACGATCCCACTTTCAGTGTACTATGAGCTGAAGCGCAAAGGTATAGCTGACGATCCAAAAGCCTTGAAAAAGTGGATGAACGACGGCGACAACCAAGTATTCAGAACAAGGGCGGGCACGCTGTGAGCATAACAACATATGATGGCTTAAAGACAAGCATCGCCAACTGGCTAAATCGAGATGACCTTGTGGCTGTAATCCCGACGTTTGTCTCTTTGGCTGAAGCACATATTTCTCGTGAATTGCGTCACTGGAAGCAGGAAAAGCGCGTCACAACATCACTCGATGAGCGCTACGAAAACCTGCCCAACGACTGGCTCGAAATAAAGTTGATAACACTGACCTCTGGAAAGATGCTGAAAACGATTTCAGCAGGCGACATGTCCGAGCGGCGTGCGCAAAGCAATGCCGCAGGAGAGCCTAAGTTTGTGCGGTTATCCGCAGACCAGATTGAAATTTATCCCACTCCAAACGCGCCAACAGATGTAAACCTTTTATACTATGCGCGCGTGCCGTCACTTAGCGACGCCTCGCCAACGAACTGGCTATTAAGCGACGCGCCTGACATTTTGTTGTATGGCTCCCTAATTCACTCGGCCCCATACTTGGCGGACGACGCACGCACGCAAGTCTGGGCTTCGCTTTACCAGAATGGCTTGGATAAGTTAAACGCAGAAAACGCCAAGGGGCAGCAACATGCCGGACCTCTTAACATGGGAGTACCGCGCCAATGACGACTACACAATGGACTCAGTCTGCGGGCATGACGAGCGCAACTGAAGTTGACAACATAACAGAATTTGCTGAGCAGTCAGCGGCCAACGCCGCTGCCGCGCTGGCTTCTAAAGTTGCCGCTGAAGCCTCAAAGGTATCTGCGGCGGCATCCGCCGTCCAGTCATCCTCATTGGCCTCTAATGCGGCCACTAGCGCCTCTGCGTCTGACGCGAGCAAGACCTCTGCCGAAACTGCGGAGACTAATGCTGAGACGGCTGAGACCAACGCGGAGACGGCAGAAACAAACGCGTCAGCGTCCGCTACTACAGCAACTAATCAAGCCGTAATCTCGACTACTAAAGCCGGCGAAGCTGCCACAAGTGCCACTACGGCCACAACTAAGGCGTCTGAGGCTTCTACATCAGCGGCCACAGCCGCTACCCAAGCTGGCATCTCAACAACTAAAGCTGGCGAGAGTGCTGCAAGTGCTGCGGCTGCTCTAGCTTCCAAAAATGCAGCGGCAACCTCAGAGACTAACGCAGCCACTTCAGCTTCTACAGCAACTACTCAGGCCAGCACAGCAACCACACAGGCTGGCATATCGACAACTAAAGCTGGCGAAGCGTCTGCATCTGAGACGGCTGCGGCTGGCTCTGCGTCTACTGCAAGCACACAGGCGGGCATAGCGACAACTAAAGCTGCTGAAGCTGCTTCCGATGCTGCCGCTGCTGGCACCAGTGAGACCAACGCTGCTGCAAGTGCTGCTGCATCTGCTGGTTCTGCCACAGCTTCAGCTAACTCTGCGGCGTCTGCTGCTGCTGCTTTAGATAACTTTGATGATCGTTACTTAGGTCCGAAGTCTTCGGAGCCGACTACTGATAACGACGGTAATGCTTTGATTTCTGGGTCGCTCTATTTCTCAACGGCCCAAAATGCTATGCAAGTTTTTGATGGGGCCAACTGGATTGCTGCTTCAGCGGCTGGTGTGGCTTCAATGATCTTATACGAGTACACAGCTACATCTGGTCAGACTACGTTCACAGGTGCTGATGATAACAGTAACTCTATTTCATTCATTGCAGGTAACGAGATAGTCGTACTAAACGGTGTCATCCTTGATCCATCAGATTACAACTCGTCATCAGGTACTAGCATTGTCTTAGCCTCTGGGGCAGCGACAGGTGACTTGTTGAACGTGTATGCGTTTAAGTCGTTTACTGTAGCTGACACTGTGAGTGCGTCTGCTGGTGGTACGTTCGCTGGTAATGTCACTGTCACTGGCAGCTTCACTAGCCAAGGCATCGACGACAACGCTAATGCCACGGCTATTACTATTGATAGCTCAGAGAATGTTGGGATTGGGACATCTACATCTTTGTCTGATATTTTGACTGTTGATGACACAAATCCAAAAATTAGCATTCGTGATGCAGGAACAGAAAGAGCTTTCCTCGAAGTAGATTCGTCTAACAATTTTGTACTAAATAATAAATCAACGTCTTCAATGATATTTGAGACTAGTGACTCAGAACGTATGCGCATCGGATCATCGGGCAACGTCTTAGCAAATACCACAAGCAATTCTGTTGTTGGGAATGGTGGCTTTGCCATAAAACCACAGACAGGCAATGGCACAAGAGTAGACATCTCTAACGCTGGAGAGGCAATGCTACTTGATGGGGCGGCTTCAGGCCCTATTATAGGTTTCTATGGTAATGGCACATCTGTGGGGAGTATCGGGAGTGGTTCAGGTGTTATGGCTATTGCTGGCCCAACTGGGAATGGCCTGTCTTTCACAAACAACGGAGTTTTACCTGCTACATCCATCGCAGGGGCAAAAGACGCATCAACTGACTTAGGTGTTTCTTATAGCCGATTCAAAGACCTCTACCTATCAGGCGGTGTCTACCTTGGCGGCACTGGGTCGGCTAATAAATTGACGGATTATGAATTTGGAAATTGGACTCCTGTGTTAAGAGGTAGCTCAGGAACTCCTAGCGGTCAAGTTTACAGCAATCAACTTGGTACCTACACAAAGATTGGACGTAGCGTTCACGTACAAGCATACGTTTCTGTAACTAATATGGGGTCAGGAGCGGGTGGAACATATGGGATACTTACAGGTTTACCATTTAATGTAGCAAGTGGTCCGCAGTATTACGCATCAGCTAGTTTTCCATATGTAGGCGCTCTTGGTCAAAATGTAAATAGTTTACATGGCTATGGACAGCACAGCTCTGATTTTGTGTATGTAATGTATCAAAATGGACCGTCAATAGCATCTT